ATTGGCTTGCATAATAGTGTCTGTGAAATATGAGAAATTTCTATTGGTTAAAAATGGATTATAATCTTTCTCCATAAGACTATCGTTATCTGTACCAGTCATTATATCTTTATGTGTATTGATAGCGGACACATAGTCAAATGGATTACTCATTTGCCTTGCCATGTAGAATTAGAAAAGCTTTTCACTTCATTAACAATAACAGTGTCGTCGAATGTGTGCAGCAAGTTCATTTTACTCTTATCCAAAAGATACATCTTTCGGCCATCCTTAGTCATCCTAGTGCGGAACTTTCGATCTTCTTTGGGCGCATCCCACATCTTGATAACATTAGAAGCTTCAGATGGCACTTCTACAAAAATCAGTTTAGCAGCATTCCGACACTTTGTCAATTGATTTTCTTTCATCGTGAAAGCATTCTCAATATGAAAGGGCTGTTGCGTCTTCACTTCACATGTTTCACCATCGATGGTCATGTCCTTAACACGATCATATGTAGATAGGCTTTCTTCTACGGTGTGTCCTAGACCACGAAAGAAACTACTCACTAATCTCTCACCAGCCGCACCCATCATATTCATCTTTAGTTCATTGTTCATAATTACTTCCATTCACTTTCGACCATCACTTCGGTCAGACATGCCATCATATTCAACTCATGATCAGCTACAAATGCAGCCTTGTATTGGTAGTCTGCTAGAATCACAACGATCTGAGGTATACACTCTGGCTTGGCATATAAGCTGGCTTTATCATATATGCGCCTAAAAATGTCAGTAGTGCTACTTTCAATATTCTTTGCGACCCACTTTCTTACATCTGTAAAGTTCTTTTTCTTCATATGTTCAATCAGAAGTTTAATATTCTCATCAGATATACTAACAAGAATACCAGCGTCAATCTTACCTGATGCAGAATACCTCTGAAGTTCATTCAACACGCGACGATTATCAGGAAAATGCTTCATGATAATTTGTGCTAGACATTTCTGATCGTATTCAATACCCTGCTCTTTCAGAATATTCACAATACGTTCCATAAAAGCTTGAGCCATCTTAGGCTTATCTTCTTTTGGTATTGTGAAGTTGATAACACTGCATCGACTATGAAGAGGTTCTATAATCTTGTTTACAAAATTACAAGTTAGAATGAAGCCACAGTTTCTACTAAACTCTTCCATGAAGCTACGTAGAGCGGGTTGTGTGCTTTCTGGATTGATATAGTCTGCTTCATCAAGTATCACATACTTTCTACCACCAGCAAGTGATACTGACGAGGCAAACTGCTTGATCTTAACTCGAAGAGTGTCAATGGTACGACCCTCATCTGAACCATTGATCATCATGTAATCAGTATCTAATTCTTCTAGCATAGCCCTGGCAATAGTAGTTTTACCTACGCCAGGGCCACCAGTCAGAAGAAGATTTGGGATATTCTTCTGATCGACGAAAGATTGGAAAGTTGTCTTCAGACTTTCTGGTAGAATTGTTTCGCCGACAGTTTTGGGTCGATATTTTTCAACCCATAAAAAGTCATCACGAATCATACGATGAACCACCTTCCGTGGCTACCCAATACTCAAGTTCACATTGCGTGTTCTTAAAGTGTCCTACACCCTTCGATGAGATATTCACATCATAATCACCATCTAGAAACCGCAAGTTTTCAGTCCGAAAGATCATCTTGAATGTGTTATTAGTTGTGCCGACGTTACAGGAGAACACATTAGAAGTAGTATTCTTAACATCAGTAGCCACAAGATTGATGCTACCATTATCACTCTCGACAACGATCTCAGGAAGCTGAAGCTGGTGCGCAGCCTTAACAACGTCTTTATAATCATCTGCTGACAGATTGAAATTCACCTCTGCGTCTGCAACGTCAATGTTCTTAACAGGAGGTGTCGTGATCATGTTAGCATCAGTATAAGTAAAGTTACCTGTCCGAGAATTATCATCGGTGATAGATAGGTGGCTATCATTGAACGTAACATCAGGATCTTCAAACAGACTGATAAAGCCCAGCAGCGTGTTCAATTCATACACTGCAAAGTCACGCGGAAAGCTTTCGGTCACCGTAGCCTGAGCTAGAATATTCTTCTGCTCCGAAATCGTACGGACTACACTACCCTCGCTTACAGCAATCGAAGGATTAATCGTTGAGAAATTCCTAAGAATTTCTACTGTCTCATCACATATCTTCATTATCATTTTCTCCATTGACTTGTTAAAACTCACTCTATTATAAATATTAGTATACAACAAGGAACACCCAATGTCAAGTCATAAACATCATATTATTCCACGTCATGCTGGCGGCTCAAATCACTCGTCAAACATAGTAATCCTTTCTGTAGAAGAACATGCTGAAGCACATAAAAAACTATATGAAGAGCATGGTAGATGGCAAGACAAGATTGCCGCTGATATGTTGTCTGGACAAATTAAAAGTGATGATGTCCGTAGAGAGATTATTAGAGCAAGAATGCTAAATGATAATCCCATGAAAAACCCCAAGTCTGTCAAGAAGATGCTTGAAACCAGAAAATGGTATAAAGCTTCCCAAGAAACAAAAGAAAAGATGTCTGCCTCGCAGATGGGAGTGAAAAAATCAAATACTTCTAATATGAACAAATCTAAACTCAAAACTTATATTGTGACAACACCAGAAGGTGAAGAACTAATCATAGATAATATGCCTAAGTTCTGTTCCACTAACAACCTACACGCATCCTTGATGTATAAGGTTGCTAGTGGTAATAGAAAGACACATAAAAAGTTTAAGTGCCATCTTCATTAAGAATACCTAGTGCAATAATCGCATAGTGCATTACTTTTAGGAGGTCTTTTCTGTTTTTGCCATCCTTTTTTCCATAGCGTTGTGCATATTTAATAATGTTTCCTAAACAGAAACTATCGCCATGGCCACAGTCTACAATAAACTCCATAGACTGAAATTTGTTTTTAGAGTAGTGTCCTTCATATGTACTGTCGATATATTTTTGCAATTCATCGATGATTTTATCTTCATTAAATTTGTAATCAATCGGGTCTTGTTTACTAGTGTTGAAATCATCATATGCTTTAGACAATGCACTAGCGCCACCAAAATTCATTTCCTGTTGTTTAGGGAAATATACATCTTCAACATCTTCATAAGATTCAGGCCATGGTTTATCATGACTAGGTTGACCAAACGTTCCAGGCTGAGTCATATCAATTCTTCTTCATATGTTTAATCATATCGGGATCAGCAGTTGCCGAAGCGCCCAACTGCGCTATGTCAACCAGACTTCCTCCAAACACATAACTACCACAATGCTGAAGTTTCATCCATGGACACATCCATGTCGGAGTACCTACTCGCGTCATCCACTGACAGAACATATAATCTTCTGATAGATACCTCTTAGACTCTGGGTCGATAAGAGCATCAAAGTATGCCATGATTTCACGGCTACCATCAAACGATTTAGTTCGGATATGATCTGGAATATATGACATTTCAGGATAGTTTTCATCAAAATTAGAGAAAGCATGGCGCGTGATCATCATAAAGCCAGTGCCGCCCTCTAGGACTTTCACAGGCTCATCAAGTTTGATTTCATCAGTGCCGTCTGCTGGATTAAACACATAATCACCAACAAACTTTTCTAGCTCACCGGGATTATCATCGCCGAAGCCCTTATCGACAGCCCGCTTGATTTTCTCCCAAGCAATAACTTTCTTGGGATACGGCCCGCATAGAATATCTTTTCGAGTCTCTGGGTCTTCTTCAGGATCAGCCAACGCCAAAAGTGATAGTACATCGTTTGGATCAAACGCAATGTCGCTATCGATAAACATTAGATGCGTAAAATCACTCCGCAGAAATTCATCTACGCAATAATTTCTAGCACGGGTGATAAGACTTTCGTTAAACAGATAGAAGAATTTAACCTCTATCTCATATGCTTGGCACATCTTACCAAGATCGACACTGGACTTAGTATACATGCCATTACACATGCCGCCATACATCGGTGTTGCTACAAAAAGCTTTCGCTTCCGCAGCGTTTCAATATCTACAGTAACTTCCAAAGTAATCTCCCATAATAAAGTTCATAAACACTCTATCTATTTAGACGGAAATGGGTCAGACTTTATACCTAAAGCCCAATTTTCAGCAGCATCTTCTACATAATATATACTGCGTCCCGGGAACTCCTCAGTGAAAAAGCATTCGCCATCTTTCTTATACTGAATAAAATATTCTGTCGCAGAGACGCACAATGTTGCAGTCAATATATACTTACTTACTGCACGGCCATTGTCTCTATTTTCAAAATCTCCATCTTTATAATACGTGCTAAGTTCAATCATCTTACGATTCTCCGTAGGTCGTGTCATCAAAGGGGTCGGCGTCTTCAACAACTTCAACGGTAACATCGATCTTGGTGTAGAGGTCTTTGAAGGATGCTTTGGTATCATCGTCGAACCGGTTGATGCAATATTCTATTGCTTCCATCCGATCATTGAAGATGCTGTAGGCTTTTGCAATGTGGACTAGCCGCCGGGTGGAGATAACTTCATCAACACCACCAT